AATAATCTCATTATCTCCACTCTACACCGGGTAACTTTTGCTGCTGAGGCAAACCCTTTCCTCTCATCAATTACATCCCATTCATATACTCATGAAGTTCCTCATAGTATTGTTCTTCTGTATCAAATTGCCTTCCATATATCACACAAGGAAATTCTTTCTTTTGAAACATTGTTGATACGACTTCGCAGTCTTGTTTGTCATAACCCATTTCGATAAGGTTGTTAATGTAAGGATTGTTTGAAGTGTTGTTCATACTATAGGAACGCTTTAGTGGGCCGGCTTTAAAAAAAAGTTTTTATCTCGTATGACTTGATGAGTATTAAAGTCATAGTATTTGATATGTTTAGTAACCTGATTCAGTTCTACTTGAGAGAGAGTTGCACGTTTAATGTTAATACCATTTTTACGATTACCCAGTAATCTATATGCTGTTTGAAATGATGTGGTTTCTGGGAATGATATAAAAGTCTCCATGGTGTTCTTCTTTCGTGTAGAGCGAGAAACTTTAATAATCATAAGATGATAAGAATGAGGACGATTGAATAGAATTGAGAGTAGACCTTTGCCCACTCTTTCTTAGTCTTGATCATGCAAAGACATAACCATTTGTGAAATCATCAACATTATATACTTTTGATTGTCCTGCCTGTCCGACAAACTTTCTTACATACCAGACGAAATCCTTTTGAAAGACTCCTTCGCCAGTGATGCAGAATTCAGAGCAAAGTGCATTCAAACGTGATTTAGTGGTTCCAGACTGCCAGCCACCATCAAAGATTGTCATTGTATCATCAGAGACTTCTGCAATCTTATTGCCGTGAAGACGTACAATAGAGACACCAGATTCTTCATTAAATGAAACTGTTGTGTTGCCTGATGACCAGTTCTGATTGCCATGGATAGCAGCATTCATTTGGGTTTCGATTTTTCTCATGATTTTGGTTTTTTTTTGAAGTGGGTTGGGTTCTTACACTATAGGGACACTTTACAGGGCCGGCTTGAATCACATACCGTCAATGCTTCTTTGAATTGATTCATTGCGTTCCTGAATAAGTTTTACCATATTGGAATCTAGTAAGTCAATCATAAGATTAGCACCTAGAATCACAATCAGAACAGTGAATATAATTCTCATTTAATTAACCTCCAAACATTTCATCGAATAGTGTCTGTCCTGATCGTTCATCATTATTCATTCTTTCATTCTCTCTCATATAAACAAGAAAGTTAATCTGTGATTGAATGTCATCAACTTCCCTTTGTATCTTTTCTTTCCGATAGTTCAATTCCATGATAGACTTGTTGATCTCAACTGTGTTCATGGTTTTGTGAATCGTGAGTGAATTGAGTTGTTCTTTAATGCTCATACTATAAGGACACTTTAGAGGGCCGGCTTACCATCTCCTCCCATTTTTCTATATCATAGAAATCAATGATCTCATCTTTAATCTCTTCCTCTGTTGCACTATCCATATCACCACGAACAACATCAAATAACAATCTTTCCATATCTTTATAATCCATGTTATCCAGAATCATTTCTGCATAACTATCTTTGATTTTTGAGAGTTGTTCTTCGTTCATGGTATTTGTTTGGAGTGAGTAGAGATAGGTTTTAATAAGTGACATTTAGTTATCAGGGAATTGTGCTAGTTTGGCATCAGCAAGAGCTGCAACCATAGTCCAAACTTGTTCTCCACTGATCATATTTTCTTTGCAAAGATATTCTACTGAATCTTCAACAATTTCAAGGACTTCAATTGCTTGCATTTCAAGTTCGTTCATGATTTTGTTCCTAATTTGGTTGAGATTGGGAGTTAGTTAGGAGTTGGAATCACCAACGAGTTTGAATCAGTGCAGAATTGAAAAGTTGTGGTTCTGTGTGCATATCAGTTACTTCATACTTGTAACCCTGAACACGAGAATCAACCTCTTTTTCAAACGATTCTTTGTTGATGTAGGACTTAGATTGCGTTTTGCCGCAGAATGTAACCGTCTTGGACATTAGACGCTCGCTGATAGTTCCATCGGCATACTTGACGGGATAGAAGTCAACGACCATGTTTCCGTGTTGTGCTGTGAGTTGCATTTGAGAGGTTTGAGCAGTGGTTATACTAGAGAGACACTTTACAGGGCCGGCTTAGTCAAACTTGGCATTGACTCCAACAACATTTGCAGTAGGATTTCGTGCGAGTGCTGTTTTTTTCGCATCATTTGGATCTCTTGCAATTACTTCCTCCACAAAAACTTGACCTGCAATGTAAAGTTTAACTTCCCATTTCATAGTGATACCTTGTTTGATTTAAAAAAGAAAAATTTAGATTAACCTGTATAGTAAGCATTGCGGTAAAGATAACCACCTGCCCAATCACAGTTCTCTAGCACAAATTCACGTTCTTTGATGATTAACAGATTGAAACGTACACCTTTGGCAGGAGCTTTAACTGATGCTGGTTTGAATACGGAACCAGTCTTCCTATCAATGAAGGCATGGACTGATTCAGTTTCACCATCTACACATTGCATCACTTTGTGATACTTACGACCGGAAATTAGTGCATAAGAATAGTTACGACCATTTGGATGCCGTCTCTGATAGTTTTGTTGGAGAGCATCACACAGCATCAGAGAATACTTAGTGACACTCAGTTGAATGGAATTTTGTGCATCTTGCTGATTGCAATAATCAGCAAATTCTTTGTTTTGTAAAGTGGTTGTCATGATGATAAAAAAGAGATAAGATTAATCAGAAAGGGCAACACCATGTTTCATATTGCTTCATAGTGATATATCCATCACGCTGAAGAAGATCGGTAAACACACCCCAAGAGAATCGCATGGAATCTTTATCAGTTCTAACCGTGGTAGTCACAGCAGTTTCAAGGAAGATGCGTTTTGCGGTTGCCTTAGTCATCGTTTTGGTCTTGCTCATACTATAAGGACACTTTACAAGGCCGGCTTTGATTAACTATGCAACTTTATTATCCGTCACACCATCCCATAACCTCACAACCTGGATCTGATAACATCTCCTCTTTGATACCATTTGCCTTACATACTTCCCAATCATCATAGGTGCAATCACGGAGATACTTTCCGTCCTTATCATGCACTGAGGCATACTGTTGAATGTAAAGATCCCACTTTAATCCTCTCTCTTTATATTCCTCATAGTAATCATCATCTTTATAAAGATTCTCCCAGTCAATAGGTTCAACATCCATGCCCCTCTCTAATCCATACTTATCCACACATTCATCAGTCAACCACAAATAACCAGAGTGATTCTGGTCCCAATTGTAATACTCACCATCAACCTCATCTAACATATCGATGTCAGATTGTTCTGTTAAATCATATTCAGACATTTGCGAATCTCCTGTTGTTAAAATTTGCATGTGAGAATTGCTCCCTGTTCACAAGTTTGAACATACCAAACTTGTTGGTCTTGACATAACCCTCACCACCACATTGCTCATTGTCAATGTATGCTTTAGGTCCATTGTTACGCATCAAGAATAACATGTCATCTTTGATTGACTTGACAAGAGACCACAGACGCAACACATTCACATCAATGTCATTATCATTAGCAATTGCATCTTGAGTGATATCATCGATAGGAAACCCCTGACGAATGCAGGCATTAAGTTGTCTCTGAACTCTTTCAGATTGCTTTGGAGTCATGAACTCACACATAGACGACATTTGACGTGTAAATGCAACAATGGTATCGAAATCTTCATCAATTGACCAAGTTTTAGGTTTGACAAATAAGCAACGATCAGTGCTCTTAGGGCAGAAAGTTAATGGAGAAGCAACAGCATCACGAAGATCATGTTCAGCTGCATAAACTGTGTGTGGTGCAATGATAATGTCCTGATCGATTATTTCATCAAAGACGTAAGTAATCGTATTGGGGCAAAAAATATCATCACCACCAAACCCAATAAAATCACCCTGAATAATCCCGTCGAAATCAGGAAGGTGATCAAGGCAATGGTGTAATATATCAGCAACATTGCCAACATGATTAACATCAATGTCAGAATGTGTTTCGTTAATCTTGATAAGTTTCTTGTTAAAGACCGATTTTGTACCAACAAAGAATTCACCCGTCGCCGGATTTTTGCCCCATACAATCGCGGGAGCGCCATCGATCTTCGCAGATACTTCACCATTAGTTAGAAACCAATCAAGGACAGAAAGATCACCAGTCAGAATAGAATCTTCAGGGTGTTCTAGATGCGTGTTCTTCATACTATTGAAACAGTTTAGAGGGCCGGCTTTAGATAGGGAGTTTTGCTAGTGACTTTCCTTTACTATGTTTGGTGATAAAGTTAATTGCTGATTTACGATTGCGACAGGTTTTGAGTTGCTTTCCCTTGTGAATAATCACGAGTTGTGTAGTGCTACCTCCCAAAGGTACAGCAGCATATAAATTGGGATCTTCCCAATCTTTTCCAACTAAGAAACCAGTTTCTTTAATCTTGGAATCTAAAATGTAAGGATTTGGTGGTTGTTTTAGTTTCATTTCCAGTTCTTCATACTATTAAAACGCTTTAGACGACCCCCCTTAGAGTCAAGAAAAATTTGTTATATCAACAGGAATACTGTCTATTCTTTCTTTTGCTGATGTAAAGTAGTTTGCATCACTTTCAATCCCAATAAAATTGCGATTAGTATTAACACAAGCAACGCCAGTTGTACCTGATCCCATGGTATTATCAAGAACAGTATCACCCCCATCAGTATATGTCTTGATAAGATACTCCATCAGTGCCACAGGTTTCTGAGTTGGATGTAAACCTTTTTCTTGTTTGAATTTTAAAATGGTCTTAGGGTATCGTGACCCCTCTGGATTGTCACGATGCTTAGATTGCTGTTTACCATAAACCTCACCAATCTTTGCCGTCTCAGACTTAAACCCACTGTATGGAGTTGAATACCACATTTGAGGGTTATATGTGGGTTTTTTTCTATAAAATACCAGAATGTTTTCATGACTCTTAAGAGGCATGACTTTGGCATTCATAGGGTTAGTTCCCTGTGGTTTCTCCCAAATCCACTCATACTTAAGATTCTGAATGTTTGATGAAGCTAATATAGTCGTAAAAGGTTGTGCAGCAGTGAATACCATTGCTGCATTTTCTTTACAGATTCTATTGTACTGCTCCCACAACTTGTCTAGAGGGATAATACTATCCCACTTGCAGGCAGTTGTACCGTAGGGCAAATCTACCAGCAGCATGTCGATACTATCATCTGCAATCGTAGGCAGAAGATCTAAACAATCACCTAGTAGTAAATTCACCATTCAGCAATATCCTTCACGAAGTCACATTCTAGCAGAGCAGCAACATTTGTGCAAATGTAGTCATCATTGCCAACTTTCTTGCCACCTTGCTGTACATTGAAATAACACTTATCGCTCTTCAAGTGTGCTTCAAAGTCTTCCTTGGTGATGAATACAATACGAGCATCTTTCTCATCAGGATTGATGCCACAGAAGATAAGACGCTCCCAATCTTTACCGACAGAAACATGATTGATGATAAACTTGTCAACAATCACACCACCTTTCTTGTCACGAGTAGCAAGAGCAAACTTAATCTCTGTCAGTATTTTACTAATAACACGATCATGTCCTGCGGTAGATGTTGCTGCACGTTCAACTTTATGTCCAAGATTATTCATCAACTGAGACACGAATCTTTCACCTAACTCACCCTTTTGCTTAGGTGAGAGATATACATAACCCTCAAAGTTTGTACCCTTCCAAGGATCTTGGAGATTGCTGTTGATGTAATCACGGAGAGAACCGTCAGCGAAGATAGAATCAAACATGAATGGATTGCTTTGATTGCTTACGATAATAGAACGCTTTACAGGGCCGGCTGATTAATTTAAACCCAATTCTCCATAAACTCTTCAAGTGTGTAACCTTCACCAGTTGATGTTTCTTCAATCAACTGTTCTAACGTATATTCTTGAAGCTCTTCACGATATTCTTCTGTAGTTTGATCATTTTCAGGATCAAAATCATCATGACAAAGATGATCCCATTCTGCACATAGTGCATCAATTAGTTGTGCTTTAGTGTAATTCATTTTCTGATCTCAGACACAGCAGGCAAACCTTGATTAAACACAACATCAACAACTGCCTGAACTTTCTTAGCAGTGCTGATACCCACTTTATCATAAGTTGGGACACAAACAAGACCAAATGTCTTTTCAGTGCTGCCAAGTCTGATAACTCGTCCAATACTTTGAGAAATACCAATATAGTCCATATTCCGCATAAAGATTACGGCCTCCAAACCTGAAACATTGATACCCTCAGACAGAATAGAGTGATGAAGAACAACAAACTTCTTTGTCTTGTCCTTGCCCCAAGTGTTCAGAGTGTCAAAGAATACGTCACGATTGACTTTCTTACCATCAACAATTGCACCTGTCTTAGATGTGATTGTCATCCAAGAATATCCACGATCATTAAGTTGTGACACAAAATCAGATTGTGTTATGAGACCCATGATTTGCTTCGTAGAACGAGCACAGATCAAAGTCTTGTCGATATTGTTGTCATCGATAGTCTCTATCAGATTGTCACCATCTTCAGCATACATGACCTTCCTGTTCTTAATAATTTCTAGTTGCTTCACAACAACTTTAGGAGGTAGAATGTAACCCTGTTCAACCAACTCAGGAGCAGGAACATTGCACAGAACCTGACCATAAACACTGCCCCAATTCATCCCTGGTTTGTCAATAGCCAGGGAATGTTTAGGAGTTGCAGTAAAGAAATATGCACGATCTGAGACATCACTCAGATACTCTGTAGCAGGGAAGAAGTTACGTTGAACGCTATTGTGTGCCTCATCAAAGTATATCGTATTTACTTCAATATCTGCCTCAACAATACGATGGAGAGAATGGTACGATGTAAAGATGATAACATTCTCACCTTCTGCGCGAGCAGTGTTAGCAAAGACATGAATATCGTTTGATTTGGTTGTAGAATAGTGATCTGTTTCACCACTATGAACGTGCATCACATGTGTGTGAGTTGTATCAATCAACTCAAGGAATTCAGAGCACAGTTGTTCCGCCAACAGAATACGTGGAGCAACAACAACTGTCGTCATTCCGTTGTCGATGTACTTACAATTCTCAACAACATCCTGAATCATACAGATAGTTTTGCCACCACCTGTAGGAACAATGATTTGACCTTTCCCGTATGCCAACATACGATCAAGAATACGTTGCTGGTGTGGACGAAGGGTCAGAGTCATCAAAGGGGGAAATTAATAAAACTACTATACCACCACCCCCAACCTAAGTCAAGGGTATTGTGGACGCTTGTAGACACTACTCAGACAGTTTAGAGGGCCGGCCTCCAACCTATCTTGGTTCATATTCCTTTGCTGGTTTGTTAATTCCTTTTACTAAGTGGCGACGTAGCTTTTCACCTTGTCTACGAATTTGCCTTCTCTCTTCTCTACTTTTACCTGATGCTGCTTGTGGTTTATACTCTGGACTTACTTTCTTTGCTTTCTTCTTACTGAGAAGTTCAGATGCAGTAGGAGTTTTTTTCTTTTCGGGTGCAGGTGATTCACCTTTTTTTGCTGCTGCTCTTGCCTGCGCTGCTTTCTTTCTTTCTGCTTTTGCTGCTGCTAATTGTTTCTCTCTTGCAGAACCTCTATCTTGTTCAGGTTGCTGAACTCTTGTAGATGCTTGTCTTTGAGTACCAATATCTTTTCTTGGTTTATAATCCTTAGCGGGGACCATTTTGCCCCCACCAACTGCCTTCATCCTGCGCTTTTCAGGTTCTGTTTTCTTACGTTCAGCACCGATTCTTCCACCCTCACCAGTTCTCCTAATTTGAGAACGTCCTTGGACTTCTTTATCGTATACTTCAGTAATAAACTCCTGAAAAGTTTTCATTGGTTAAAGAACTTACCTCTTTTTATTTAGATGCTCCAGTTTTATAGACCATATTTTTATCATACATCTCTTTTACACGATCTCTCCTCAATTGAGAAAGTCTATCATAAGTTTTCTGCTGTTCTACAGAGAATACAAATGATTGTTTACGCCAAGTTTGACGCAGTTCTTGAAGTTGGTACAGGATTTCAGCTGATTTCATTTCAGTAATCAATGTTAGAGTTTAGGTATTCTTGAATGTCAAATTTTTTTTCGTCTTTAATAAGATCTTCAAGATCTTCATAAACATGATCGAAACATGCAAGTTCTTCAACTTGTTGTTCAGTTAGATAATGATCCATATGATTTGTAGTTACATTAGTGAAACACTTTAAAGGGCCGGCTTACTTAACTAAGATGCGGAAATCTTTACACCCCTCTTGTTTTTTTACAGTTTCCCAGAAAATAGCATCTTCAATCTTCATGAAACTCGCAGTATGCTTTGCATAACCTTTCTTCTTTGGTTTGAGATAGTCCACTTTATACATTTTAATTACGTTTAGTACACCAATAACCACCATTAGGTTTATCGGCACAAACATATACATTTGTGCCAGTATTGTTCCAGTGTCTTATGACTCCAGAAACAATAACCATATTAGTAGTGAGCAGACTGACAAATATGATGCTGCGAATGATAGCAACATAATTGTCATAAGGTTTTGTTTTATCATCACTAAAACTTCCTAACGAATACTTCCATATTCTCCAAAATTTATTCATATTTTATAGCAACGGTAAATCTATATCTGTTCCTAAAAGTTGTTGCTCTATGAAGAATATCAGCATCAAATGCTAATAATCTATTTGGAATTGGTACAATACCTTGAATGTTACCACGAACATATAATTGAGTTTCTCCACCATCATTAGGTTCCCAATCTTCTTGTGGATAGTATAAAAATGTTACTCCATCATCACCGTCTGTATGAAAATATGGAATTTCACTTGGAGCAAAGCAATTGATATACATTCTGTATAGATCATTACCTTTAGGAGCTACTGGTTTTAACCTATCCTCAAACAACCGATATATACTATCATTTTTTGGAATGTTATGAGTTACCCCTGTAGGAGGAGTGTCTCCATCATCAGATTCACCATAATTGTATGATGCACACTCGCAATAATCAATGACATCTTGTTGTTCTTCTGGTGAAAGAAAATTATCATAAACTTTAATCATCATCATCTAATCCATCATATCGGGTGACTGTAACATTGAATGAAATTGTAATTCTTGGACTGTCTGGTGTTGGTGGAAAAGATATTACCTCATGATCCAAATATGAAGGAAACATGATAAGATCTCCCTCTCTAACATTAGGATAATGTTTTTGCTCATAATTTTCCGAATTCATATTTATTGACAA